AAGCTTCGCCATACATTTCCATGCAGGGGACATTGACGGTTACAGACTTGGAGTCAGTAGAACCTTTAACGCCGGCGAATGGCAATTTGATCATTGCACGTTCGACCCAGAAAAATGTATTGTCGGGATTTCCGTCAGGTAAAAAACGGACTGTTGATTCGGAACCTTCTTTTAAGTTCCAGAAAGGGTAAATGGAATTATCTCCACCGGTACGTTCACCGCCACCCTTTGAATTACCTTCTTGCTCTTTGAGCTTTGCTCTGATTTCAGCTAATGATGCCATGATTATCTCCTATTGTTAGCCTAAGTTGTTTTGCATTTCTGCTAGTTTTGCCTATATCTACTTTACACCATTGTAAAGTAAAAAGTGCATATATGTTATTATACGCACTTTTATTTATCATTGCAAGAGATATCTTGCTTAAATGTGATTTATTTTTGCCAATTATCTAAACATAGAATTGAAGCGTTTGAACATTTCAGAAACATCAGCTTGTGGCTTTTGTAGTCCATGCTCAGTAATGCCAGCAAGTTGGCGCATACGTTTTGATTCGTATACTTGTGATAGCTCACTGATTACACTGTGTGCCATCTTGGCTGCATCTTCACCAAATTGTTTTTCAACTGCTAATAATACACCAGTTTCTCCCTTTGGAAAATTACCAGTTGTCTCATCATACATTGATTTAACAAATTCAATTACTTCGTTTTGTTTACCAGCGCCTTCAAAGAATTCTTCAACATCCATTCCAGCCTTAGCAATAGCTTCACCTAGGCTCATTTCACCTGAACCAAAGTTAACCATAGTCTCAGCAGTGGCACCAGCTTTCTTGGCTTTAGCGATAGCGGCGGCCATACCTTTCTTAGCAGCGTGGCGAGCAGGATTCTTAACAACATTACCAAACTGATCTTTGTTGTCGCCTGGCTTTTTGTAAGGACCATCAAAAGGAGGATCTTCTTTTTCTTCAGCTACTGGTGCAGGTGCCGCAGGTACTGCTGCTGGATCAACTGGGGTCGCTACTGGAGCAGGCGCTGACGCAACAGGTTCGGCTGGAGGTGCTGCCGGAGCAGGCTCAGTGGGTGCAGGAGTAGTAGAATCAAAATTAATCTTACTGGCAATGTCTGTACCGTTTTCTTCGTCGTGCTTCTCTAGGTAACTCTTTAGGAATTCTCTAATGTCCATTTCTGGATTTACCTTACCTAGTTGTTTAATTGCATCGACAAATTCTTGATCGTCAATTACACCTTGCAAACTTTGAATAGCATTGGTACCATCTACACCTGCTGGGAATTCTTGTGCAATTAGTTGATTTAATGTTTGTATTGATGCACTTTGACTTTCTTCGTCAGTGTTAAACAAATCACTTTCTTCACTGACTAGATTATTTAAGAATGCTTCGAATTGATCTTCTTGATCTAAGTTGGCATACTTTTTATAACGACTCTTTTCGTCTTTGTGTCTAAACGCAACTTTTTCACCGTCATCGTAATCAGTCTTTTCATGCTTAACACCGTGAGCAGTCTTAGTAACCTTACCGCCTTTGTGTGTAGTACCAGTTTCTTTATCGCCGTCAAAAACTTCATCAAGTAAATCATCTGCTGTTAGTTCTTTGATAACATCAACTTCTTCGCCTACTAGTTTGTAAATGTATGGGAATACATTTTTTAGTTCTTCATTAAAACTGCGAATAGTTAAACGATCAATCCAATCATTAACTACATCTTCTGGAATCTCTTGTGCTTCATTAACCACAAACGATTCTGCAAATGATTCGTAATAGCTTTGATTTTGTAAGCTACGGATTTCTTTCTTAACTTGATCAATACGCTCGTATACCTTAGTTTGTATCGTGCCCATTGCTTCGCTAACCATAGAGTTGCGATCAACATAGCCTTTGAACATGCGTAGTTTGTTTAGTTCTTCACTTAGACCAGTAATGTGCTGACCAATACCATCATATGGTGTACCACCGTGTGCTACATGAGTAGCTAGGGCGCGAGCACCATTCAAATGCTTCACTGGATATTTAAAACGTTCACCCTGACTGTTCTCAACATGGATGCTTTCAATGTGTAGTGTACGACCAGCTGCATGGGCATAGTTTACAGGTTGGGTGTGTCTAACAATTAGTTTAGCTTCGCCCATCTGTTGATAACTAGTCTTAGATGTGCCCCATAGTTTACTTTCAGTCATACTGCCGTCTCCGTTATTCTTGGCTAAATGTTGATAATCTCGTTTATCTAAATTCTTTTTTGTGATGTCACGTATAGAAAAATGCATCATCTTTTGTTTGGCAAATTCTCTAAGTTCCCTTAAAAAATTAAACCATTGTCTTTTTACACTATCGGGTTGATCGTCAGTTATGTCATTACTGTACATAACAACCATTCCGTCATTGTCAGCTAGGTCGTCTTCAGCCGCCTCACTTTCAGCATCGGCAATGCTGATGCTGATAGATCCTAAATTCTTTCCGTTTTTTACAAAATCAAATTCGAAAAAACGAGCGTCGTTAGGGCGATCAGTTACGTCACTATTTGCATCACCAAGTTTAATTTTTGGAAATTGTGTGCGAATTTTTCCAAATAGTTCTTTAGCGATTGGTTCGAGATTCTTGTCCATATTGATATTTATCTTTAATTAGTTGAAACAAAGATAGGCATTGGCAGTTCGTAGTCTTCATTACCTGCGTCATCATTACTACTAAAACTATCAAATACCCTTGAATCCCAGTCTGCAAGCACTTGACTCATACGGACTATCAGTAATAATGCACTGACTAGATCGTCCTCTTCTCCGCTTTTTGCTTTGAAGCTAACACCTGTAACAATGAATGCCTTAAGCTCTGATATTAGGGGTTTACTGCTAATCTTCATTTTGTTAGATTCGATTAGGTGTTTTAATCTAGCAGCCGCTGATATTTTAGTCTTGTGTGTAGTATTAAATCCCTTACGGAATTTACGCACATGGCCTTTTCTAATTGGCTCGCTTACAAATAGTCCTGGAAATTGATCTTCCCCAATGTCTCGAATACAAACTAGTCCTGCTTCACCTATGTTATTATTTTCAACAGACCAGTATATATTTCCGCTGTTGTCACTGCCTATGCACTCTTGTATATAGGTTAGTATTTCTTTTAGAATTCGAATTTGTCCTTGTATAGGAGTTAAATTATGATGCCATTCGCCTACTTGCGTAAACGAAGGTAATTCAAATATTTGTATAGCTGCCGAGTTGCCACCTGTACCTAGACTAGGATCAAGACTAATAGCATAAATGTTATCTTTACTGAGTTCTTTGTACCAGCGAGTTTGCCCCATGTTCATTATAGGTTGCTTGCCTTCCATTCCGGCAAGGTGAATACTGTTGATTAGTGTTTCATCATAGACTAAGAATTCACAGTTGTATTCACGACGGAATCGTTCTTCTCCAATACGCCCACGTTCAGTTGTTGCCCATACATCATCACGGTCCGGATGTTCACTCCACGCACAGGTAAAGGGGAAGAAACCATTGATACCTGTTAGTTGTTCATTGCCAAACTCATCAAACTTCTTATTGGCTTCTTTCCATATAATAGCAAATGTATCTTCATCACTGTTAGGTGTTGATGTTAGAATTGCTCGACCACCAGTTGCTAGTGTCGGGGAAATTGAAGTCCAAAACTCATCGGCGATATTTGGAGGTACGAAAGCAAACTCGTCACAGTATAGTAGGGAAATAGACATACCACGACCTGTGTTGCCAGTAGTAGTTGTAGAGACAATACGTGATCCATTATCAAACTCAATAGAGCCCTTGTTATAGTTTACCACTCCTGAACGAATATGATCAGGACATAGTTCATATGCGTATCGAATACGCTGCATAATTTCCTGTGAGCCAGTAAATTTATGCGCTGAAATAAGAATAGTTTGGTCTGGATGAAACATGGCAAACCATAGTAAATAGCCAGCGGCACAGGTAGTCTTACCCATCTGACGAGGCAACATGTTTACATTAAATCGATGATTATGATATGCATCTAACAGTCTAGTTTGGAAATCAAATGGTGCAAACAACATTTTACCTTTAACCGGATGCTGTATGTAAAAATAGTTCTTACAGAAATAATGATATCCTGTAGTGGGGTCAGAACATGCGATTAAATCTTCAATGTGTCGCTCAGTGAAGGTTTCTCGAGTATGCGCCTTTTTGGTAAGGACGCCGTCTAGTGATTTAGTTGCCATAATGTTATTTACAATAAAAAAGAGGCCACCAGGGCCTCTTTGAGTAGCTTATAGCTGATTAACGACTTTTAACTTCTTGATACAAAGAACTAAGTCTTGGAATTAAACTTTCCGCGGCTAAGGCATAAGGATTTCCGCCACCATTTACTTTAGGTCTTTCATTACCACCTTTGCTGTGTATGTCATTGCCTTGTGGAAAGGCTGCACTTGCCGGAGCTATCTGTGGATCAGGAGTTGTACTAGCTTGATCAAATCCGCCAGCTTCTGCCTCGTCCATACCAAGTAATGGTTCTGGTTTGTCCATTCCGCCAATTGCAATGGCCATGTCGTGTTCATCACTGCCAGGTGTACTATCACCATTTTCAATGTTACGTAAGATTGACATAAGGTCACGTATACCACCAGTGCCACTGGCATTCATACTGATGTTTGCACTGATAGAATCTTGTTGTGCAGGATTTCTCATACCCATCATACCATTGGGCATGTCTCCGCACTCTCCGACAAGTTCTTCATCAACTTTCTTATCACGTAGATCTTTTAGATCATCAGCTTCGATGTCGCCATCTTTGTCAACATCAAGATTCTTTTGGCCGCCTTTTAATTCTTCTGCAACAGGAGCGTCGAGCTCTCTCATTTTTTGGAATAGTTCGTTAAAGTTCATAATTATTTTCCTTTAGCAGAACCAATTGGACTTTTGCCAGCAACAGGTTTAGCTTGTTCTTGTGATTTTTCTTTAGGGGCTTTCTTTGCTAGGATAGCATCATTCACACCTTTGTACTGTACATGTTCTTTTCTAACCTTAGCTAGATCTTTTAGGAAGTTGCTAATGCCTTTGTCACCTACAATATTTTGATTATTTTCTTTTTTGTATTCTTGAGTCAATAATGCTTTAGCATCATCTTCGTCAATATGTTCTGCATTTAATTCTGCTTCCGCGTCTTCTGCAGGGCTACGCACTTTGATGCGTTCAGCAGTTAGACCAGTTTGCTCTAACATGTAACTTGTAAGTACTGCGCTGGTAGTTGGGTATTCTAGTTCAATATCAAAGATGCTAACTTGTGAGTTTTCCATAGTAGGAAAGTCACGTAGTTTAGCCTGTATAGGTGTAGTCTTAGTTTTAACAAACTTAGCTACTTGGTATTTTTGTAAAGCAGTTTCCATAACATCTTCACAGTTCTCTGGAAGATCTCCGGCGATTTTAATTTTAAAAGAGTATTTCTTCTCTTCTTTGCTTTCCATTAAGTATTCTGTA